GCCGCAACAGAGATTGCAGATATTTCTTCTGCTCTTGACATCAGGGAAAACAACAGCAAGCCAGATGCCAGCTTGGTTATCGAGGCTTGGGTAAAGCCAGGAACTACCAACCTGCTACCGCAGGGTGGCTACGTCACAATTGTTGACGACGTCATTGTCGAGGCTTCGCTAACAGGATTCCCTGCTGGATACAAGGGCTACCCAATCGTTAAGTTTGAGCACATCCCAAGCGGGCAGTACTACCCAGCTTGTGTTATTGACGATGTAATCCCGCTGCAGCGTGAGGTGAACAGAACCCGCTCTCAGCGTATTCAGTCTAAGAACATGATGGCAAAGCCTCAGGTTTATTACCGTGAGGGTTCGCTAACTGTATCGAAGATAAACACGTCTCCAGGACAGTACATCGGGGTGCGTCCTGGATTCGAATATCCAGCAGCCGCCCCAATGCCTCAGCTACCTCCTTACGTATCAGAAGAGCTGCAGGCGCTAGACACAGACCTAGAGAACATCTCTGGTCAGCACGAAGTCTCAAGGGGAACTACGCCTCCAGGCGTTGAGGCGGCTACTGCGATTGCTTACCTACAGGAGCGTGACGACAGCTACCTAGCTCCGACGTTTGCTTCCGTAGAAGAAGGTCTGTCAAGGGTCGCAAAATGCGCACTGATGCTAGCTGCAGAATACTGGAGCGGCGAGCGCACGGTAAAGGTAGTCGGTGACAACAACGGCTTCTCTGCTGAAATGTTTAGCGGCGCAGATATAGCACGAGGCACTGACATCAGAATTGAAGCTGGTTCAGCACTCCCAACTTCCAAGGCTGCAAAGCAGGCTTTGGTTATGGACATGATGAGACTTGGCCTAGTTCCTCCAGAAGAGGGTCTAGAGCTTCTTGACATTGCAACACTCAGCCGTTACACGGACAACCGTGGCACGAGGCCAGACGAGCTTCGCGCTCAGCGTGAGAATGTAATGTTCAAGTCTCTTGGAGAGATGGACGTAATGCGTCACTACCAGAGATGGCAGCAGGGTGTCGAGATGGGTAACCCAGAAATGGTCAACCCAGATACTGGCGCTCCTCTAAAGCCACCAGCAATTGTTCCTGTAAACAAGTGGGATAACCACGCTGTTCACATTCAGGAGCACGACAACTTCCGCAAGAGCCCAGCATACGACTTGCTAACCAACAGCCAAAAGGCAGAGTTGAACAAGCACATCGACATGCACGAAATGGCACTTGCGGCTTTGCAGGCTGCTCAAATACAGCAGATGCAGCTAGGCGGAATGCCGCCACAACAGGCACAACCACAACAGTAAGGGAGCAATATGTCTGACGACGAGCTAACACTAGACGATGTAACAGAGGACATTGAGCCTCAACTAGACGATGAAGAGCCGGAGGAAGTTGACAATTCTGAGGAAGACTCTGAGAATGGAGATGATTCTGGGAAGGGTAATCCAGCGTGGGACGAGCTTTATGAAGTCCTGCCTAAGTCGCTTCACGGAATGGTTCAGCCAGTTATCGAGAAGTGGCAAACGGGCGTTGATTCTGAGTTTGAGAAGATTGCCCCATACCGCAAGTTCGCAGAAGCCGGTGTTAACCCGCAGGTTATTGAAGCGTCAATGGAGCTTGCTAAGCAAGTTGCCAGCAATCCAAAGGCCGTCTATGACGAGCTTGCTGAGCGTTATGGCTGGCAGCAAGCATCCGCAATGGTTCAGAAAGCAGTAGAAGATACTGAAGACGCTATTGAAGATGCAGAGGAATCAGACCTGTTTGGCGATGATGACCAAAGCAGTAGCGAGCTAAAGGCCCTAAAGGCTGAGCTAGATTCCCTAAAGTCAAACCTAGCTGAGCAAGAAGAAGTGGCTTATCAGGCTCAGCTTCAAGACGAGATTGAAGAGTCTCTTGCGAGCATCAAGAAAGAGGCTGGCGACGTCGATGAGGAAGCAATCGTCCGTAGGGCTATGCTTCTTGCTGACGACTACCCAGATGCTGAGATTGACCAGCTAATTAATGCTGCCTATGAGCAGTACAGTAACGAGCTGGACAAGATGCGCTCAACGGTAAAGAAGGCCCCGAGGGTAGCTGGCGGTAACGCAAATAAGGTTCCTGCGGCTCCCCCTAAGACACTTTCAACCAAGGAAGACCGCGTCAGCGCAATTGAAGAGATTGTAAAGCGCACCCTTAATCTGTAAACATTTACAGTTTTTAGTGTGATAAACTGCTGAACAGTAGTGAGTACGGCTATTTATGGCTAGGGCGAACGAAGTGAAGACCTTTTATTACCTAAAACACTAGGAGTGTGAATGTCCGAAGGACAGAATCTCGCTATTGCTAACGTCATCCTAAAGGATGTCTACGGCGACATTAACGAGCAGATTAACAACGCTACTCCAGCTCTAGACGGTATCAAGTCAACTGCACGCAACATTACTCAGGTTGGTGGTCTCGGTGTCAAGTTCGTTGCACACGTAGGCCGTAACACTGGTATTGGTGCTCGCGCTGAGGACGAAGACCTTCCAGAGGCTGGCAACCAGCAGTACGTAGACGGTCAGACTGGCCTCAAGAGCTTCTACGGCTCAGTACGTCTGACTGGACAGGTTATGGCTCAGGCTAGCCAGAACTACCAGACCTTTGCAGATGTAACTGCAGAGGAAATCGAGCGCATCCGCGATGACATTGCAAAAGACCAGAACCGCCAGGTATTCGGTGACGGAACTGGAACTCTTGCTGCCCTCACGGCAGCTGCATCTGCATCAGCCACGGTTACTGTTGACAGCGTAAAGTACCTACACACTGGTATGCGCGTTGACGTTGTAGACGTCTCTGCGACTGGAAGCAGCTCAACCCCAACCGTTCTAAACACTAGCGGTTACGTAACCATCACTGCAATCAACAAGACCACAAAGGTTGTTACCCTTAGCGCAGCTGTAACTGCTGCTGTTGGTGACGCCCTTGTCCGTTCGAACTCAACCGCTGCTTCAGTTGTAAACAACTGGCGCAAGGAGTGGACTGGCTTCGACGCTATTGTTGACGACAGCTCCGCTCTCCACGGTATTGACCCAGCAACAACCCCAGCATGGGCTGCTCACTTGCGTGACATCTCTTCTGGTGGCGCTGCTCAGCAGATTACCGAAGAGGACATGATTGGTATGGTTACCGACATTGCCGAGGACGGCGACAAGCCAGACGTAATCTGGACAGACCACGGTTCCTGGAACGGATACTGGAAGGCTCTGGAGGAGAAGCGTCGCTACGTAAACAAGGTTGACCTAGATGGTGGTAACCGTGGACTTGGTTTCGCAACCATGTTCGGTGACCTGCCATTCAAGGCTGACTTCGACGCTCCAGACGGAAAGATGTGGTTTATCAACTCCAAGAAGGTAAACCTAAACACCAACCGCGGCTGGGAGTGGATTGACGAGGACGGCTCCAAGTGGAAGCAGGTTCCTCGCCGTGACGCCTTTATCGCTTACCTACGCAACTACTCTGAGATTTCGACCTACCGTCGTAACACTCACGGTTGCATCACGGGTATCGCTTCAGGTATCTAGAAGATAACCAGCGAAGGGGCGTAGGATAATACCTGCGCCCCTTTACTCATAAGGAGAGAAATGGCCATTGAGTATCTAAACCAAAGAAGCAGCATCCCAGACCTGACCGAATTGGACAGGCTTCGAGACGTACCGCCAAAGGCATACAGGCTAGCGAGAATGCTGGCTGATTATGACCCATCTATCTACATCAAAAAGCTTGGGCCAGGACACCCTCAGTTTGATAAAGACCGCCCATACAGCATTGTTGTAGTGGGAGATAAAGACCGCTACGTGCTAAAGAACTTCGCAGAGTGGCAGCTAGACGAGAGAATCATGGCTGAAATTATCCAGTCCGATGTTACAAATGCTGGAATGTCCATCAGCGACATGGAAGCCTTAAACGCTGCAAACGCAATGATGAAGGCTAAAGAGCGAGAAGAACTCGACGCAGAGCGCAGGGAATTGGCCAAAGATGTTGCTAAACTAGGATTTACGAAGAACTACGCTCGCCATAACGGAAAGTTGCTATTCGACCCAAATGCCTAGAGATTATTACACAAAGACTGGCGATGACGTAGCCACAGATGTAAAGCGCATCTTTGGTGACGAAGCCCTTGTAGAGTTAAAGAACACAGACCTTCTTCGCTGGACAAATGCTGCCCAGCGTGAAATCTCAAGTAGCCACACTGTCCTTAAGGGCAAGGCAAGTCACAACCTAGTTGCAGAGCAAACCCTTTACACCCTTCCGCTAGGCAGCCCCGTAGCACAGGTAAAGGGAGTACACGCAGAGGGCAAGCCTCTAAAAGCTGTGGCTTTTCAAGAAGCACAGGAGCAGATACTTAGAGACGACCCAGAGCTAAAAAGCTCAGGCGAACCACGAATGTGGTACGAGTGGGACGGCGACCTGTACATTTACCCAGCTCCTGCTGAGTCAAAGACTGATGGACTAGAGATTTTTTACCTTGCGTATCCAGCAAACCTTGCAGCGCTTAGCGAGACCCTTAAGGTTCCAGACCGTTTTTACAACCAAATAGTTGATTACGTGCTAGCTCAAGCGTACCGCTTGGACGAGAACTGGCAGGCTACTGCATACCAGGACGCACGTTTCCGTGACTCAATGAACAGACATCTTGCAAAGGAAGACATTGTAGATAGTCAGTTCTACCCCACAAAGGTAGTTCTGCCAGAGGATGAGTAATGGCTAGAGAAGGTCTAGTAATTGACGACTTCTCGGGCGGTCTAAACAATGTTGTAGACCCCTCGCTTATTGCTGAAAACGAAGTAGCAGACCTTCGTAACCTAGTTATATCTAGGACTGGCAAGCTAATTAGCCGTCCGCCAATCTATAAAGTCTCAGACTACCCAGCAGCTATCACGTCAGCAAAAGCACTGGGCTACTACCGGAATGAAGATTCCGTTGTGTTCTTAGTTGTAGCCACAAACTCTGCTACTTACATTTATGACCTTGTTGGAGATACCTGGACTCAGGTCTGGGCTTACGAAGCTGAGGATATGGCAGCTTATGCAGAGCGCCTTTATCTGGTTAACACCTCACAGGGCGGTGGTTACTGGTCGAAGGTTTCTGGCACATATCAGTGGACTGACGTAGCTGCAATGCCAGAAGGCAACCAAATTCACTTTACAAAGGGAAGGCTGTATGTCTCCAGTCGTGCAAACGGTAACACTTCAACCCTTAGATACAGTGCTATTGATAGCATTGGTCTTGGCACCACTATTAATGATTGGCCTAGCGAAAACTATATTGACATTAATGAGGGTGACGGAGACGAGCTCATCAAGATTATCGAGGGCAATAGCGAGCTTTTTCTCTTTCGTTCTAACTCGACGTATCGACTAGCGTACAGCGCATCGGCTGACCCCTCGCTGGGAACCCTAACAGCCATGTCCCAGAACATCGGAGCTGACTGTTCACGCAGCGTGGTGGAGTTCGAAAACACTCTAGCGGTGCTTCACGCAGGTACTTTATACCAGTTTGCAGGATACAACTTCTATCCTTACAACCCATCTAACAAGGTTGAGTTCAAGGTAAGAACTGGCTTTAGCGGACAGAAGCAGGGCGTCACAAAGATTGGCCAGTACCTTTTGGTATGGCACCACGGCTACATGTACTGCTACGACACCGAAACTGGTTTGTGGTCTGAATGGGAATCCGACACAGGGGCTGCTCACTTTATCGAAGCTCCTCGTGGAACTTTTCTAGATTCCGCTGCCGTTCCTACCGCCTATGGCGTTCCTCACACTGACTATGCCAACCAAGGACTTCTTAAGCTAGCCATTGAATACCCAGAAACTGGCAGCGAGACAATCAGATGTGAGGTCGTAACCAGAACCTACGACATTGGTCAGCCGTCACTATACAAGCGCCTGTTTGGCTGGGAGCTGCTAGTCGTTGCCGTCAACTGGCTTGAGGGTGGCTTGACGCCAATCGATGCGTTCCAAGACTTAGCAGACATCTTGACATGGGAAGAGCTGCAAGCTTACACGTGGGAGGGGGCAGAGGCGGCAGAGCTTACTTGGCTCCCTGCGGGTGCTGTAGAACCTGCTGTTATCGTGACGGGCTTTAGGAGCAGCAACCCCCGCCCTCGCGTAGTAAAGATTAGTGGTAAGCAGACCTTTAAGCGAGGCTATTTCACTATTAGATTCCAGAACGACGGCACGGCAGACACCTCCCCTAGCCGTCTTGACGGAATCGTTCTATACCTTACAAATGGCCGCCGTATGGCAATCGGAAGGACTGCATAATGGCTAACATCGGTGGAGCTGGCTTTAACAAATATGCCGCTGGCGCAAAGCGCTATGGAGTAGGCGTTGTCGGCCCTAACACAGGCATGAAGCTGGCAAAAGAGGGATACATGGAAAGGAGCGCTAAGCAGCGTGCAAAGAACGCTGCAATGCTAAAATGGGTACAGGGTAAGCGCGGCGCTCGCTATTTTGCTAAGCCCCCTGGACAGATAGGTATGAAATAATGGTGCTTTACACAGGTGGCCCCTTTATACCTGGCCGCCCAGCTCCAGCTAAGCCTGCCCCTAAGGCTAAGCCCGCTCCTAAGCGTGTAGACACTTCAACGCTTGCCGGTGTGCTTGCAGCATCTAGGGGCAAGGCTCCATCGCAGCCAACTAAGTTTATCCCTGAGCTTGCTACTCCAGCTCAGCGAGCAACTCTATCCCCTTCTGTTGCGGCTCAAGCTCCTGCTCTAGTGCGCCAGACGCCTCAAAGGTCAAACCTTGGTACCGGAAGTATTGAGACCAAAACAGCACCTGCACCTAGTGGCGGTGGCACTACTGGCGACGGCACTACTGGCGGTGGTACTACTGGCGGTGGCGAAAAAGAGTCTGCTGCCGAAAAGCCTTTAGAAGTTACCCTAGGTCAAGAGGAAATGGATGCGGCCCAACAGGCAGCTGATGCCCTTAGAACCTTTCAAGAGAATCAAGCAAATATGCAACTAAAGCAAGTGCTTGGGAAGATTGACCGCGCTGCTATCGAGCAGTACAAGGGCATTTCTGAGGACTATGCGGCACGCGGTCTTGCAAGAAGCGGTGGCAAGATGCAGACTGAGCAGAAGGCAATCGATGAGCGTGACAGGGCTGTCGGTGAGGCTACACAGGCCGTTACTGACTTCCTAGACGAGCTGAAATATACCGGCAACCTAGAGCAGGCCAAAACTAACCTTGCCAAGAGTCAGGCATTCCAGGACTACATCTCGGGCAGACTCAGCCCAGCGATGGGAGAATAACGTGGCAGAGAAAAATACCGCAGCAGAAGAAAACTTCCAAAAGCTTCTCTCTGGTTACGGAACAAAAAATGCTGGACGGGCTTTTGGCGGTGGGGGCATGGCTTCGGTGTCTGCTGCTTCTGCAAAAGCTCCTCGTGATGTACGAGACGCATTAGAAAGCATTACCGCTGAATACACTGGCAGGGGCGGTACCCTTTCTGGAACTAGAGGCGAGGGTATTGCTGGGCAGCTTCCTGGGCAAATTCAGGAGAGGGCAACAGCAGGCCGCCAAGCTCCCGCTACTCAGCAAGGGTCGGCTTTTAACCTAGACGCTGTTCTTGACCAGATGTATCGCACAGTAGGTGGCCCTAACGCTGCCCTGATTGCGCAGTACAACGCACAGAAAGAACAGCTACAGGAAAATTACTCTCAAAACAAGGCCGACGCTAACAACCTATACGGTCAGCTTTCTAGCGACATTGAAACTTATGGCGCTGGCCTTCAGGAGCGTTACACGACAGACATTGAGGGCATGGCGACTGCTGAAGCTGAGCGCCAGCAGGGGCTTGAAGATTTGCAATCCCAGCGTGACGCTGACAGGGCAAGAGTAGCAGCTTCTTTGGGCATCGGAGTTGAAGATGCGCAAACACCCCAAAGCTCCGCGCTACAAGAGATTGCAGGCCTATCTTCTGCTGCAGCAAGCAACTGGGAGAACCTGTTTAAGGCTAACAAGCTCCTTGCCGACGCCTCTACGGGCAGGCAGGTTGCTGGCGCAGGTGCCACAAAAGCCAACCAGCTAATGGCAATGAAGCGCTTCTTAGACGCTCAAAATCAGGCTATCGACTCTCAGATTGCCATGGAGCGGATGAAGACTCCAACTCAGGAGCTAACTGACTTCGGTAAGTTTGCACAACCTGCCATGTTTGGTGAGCAGCTAAGACAGCTACAAGGAATTGCTCCAGAAATCTTTGGGCCTGGAGAGCAGCCCGGTATGAGCAGCTTTGGCGAGAAGGTAGCTGGTGCTCAACAGTACTTCGCTGAAACTGGAAAGAGCTACAACTCTACTCAGATTCAGGACATGATTAGCCGAATCAACGAGTACATGAACATGGCTGGACAGCGAGGCGTTCCAGGGGCTATTGCAAGTATGGGTGGATTAACTGCAGACGAAACCATTTTGGCTGAAATCCTCGGTATCAACCCATCCCGCTCATAGTAGAATAGTACCGTGGCTAGCAAGAGCGAGGATATCCGTAAGCTCCTAGAAACCGTGCAATCAGCTCGGACTTCTACTGGGCTTACTGCGCCTACTGCTGGAGTTTCCTCTATTGCTCCGATTCCTGGAGAAGCCCGCTATCAAACCACTGCAGTCCCTACTGGTGTAGGTGACGCGGCCATTGGTGCCGTCAATATCTTTGGCGGGTTCATGCGTGGCCTTACAAGTTTAGGTAGGGGAATCGTTAACTATGCGGGTAACGTCCTCCCGTACGCCAATCAGATTTATGACAACCTAGAAGACGGCATCCAGCCAGATGACTTGCCCAAGGTATTTGGTGCAGCTGCAAATGCCACCTGGAGTGGGCTAGGAGGCTTTGCTAAAGGCTTTGCTTACTCATTCATGCCCCCCACTCAGGAGAGCCGCAACCAGCTAAACAGCATCTTTGGCGGCGACACCTACGAGGGTGCTTACGAGCTTTTCAAGTCTGAGGACTTTCAGGATGCTTCAAAGAACCTACCGTTCCTAGCAGAGGCCACTAAAGAAGAAGGCGTAGGCTGGGGCATCCCCGACGAATGGATTGGCTTTGATGTGCCGTTCCTCGGTATCGAAAAGGGCAAAGGCCTAGAGTTCACAAAGGCTGGCCTGTACTCGTTTGGCTTTGACGTGCTGACAGACCCGATTAGCTTCCTGCCTATCGGAATAGGTGGTGCGGCCAAGGGACTGAAAACTGGTGTTGAAACGGCAGCTAGAGCAGCTAGAGCTAAGCCCGATGCTTTGCCAGGAGCATTTGCGCCAAGAATTCTCTACCCAGAGCTAGACCCGGCAAGACAGACGGCAAGAGAATTGGGAGAAGATGTCGGAAAGTTTAAGTTAAAAACTGCAAGTCCTGATGCTGCAGTTGCTTACAACGCTCTAGACACTAGCCCACTTACTTTTATCGGCAAAGAAATGGCACGTGGCTACAAGTCCTCATTTCAAGCCATACGGGCAAGAAGCGTAAACCGCCGTGTGGCTAGAGTAAACAGAAACAGCAGCCAAGCGATACTTAACTCTTCGTTAATTAAGCTTACTGAAGCTGGCGTTGACCCCGGTGCAGTAACTGCAAAGATGCTCTATGACGAAGCTGAGTCAATTCTTAAGGAAAGTCGGCGCTCGCTAGCACAGAGGGCTAAAGACCGTAAAGTTGCTAAGCAAACACAAGCTGAAATAGAGCAGTTGCTTGAGGCAAAATTTGCTGGCATTAGGGAAACAGAGCTAACCCCTGAAGCTATCGCAAAAATGCAAGCTGAGGCCAAGAGATACGCTGAAGAGCTAGCTGGAGTTCCACAAGCTGAAAAACCAACCAGACTTCGTGCCTTGATGGCTAGAGATACAGCTAGGACAATTAGAAATCAAGTTCCAGTTGTTTCAAGGCAGCCAGGAAGAACCATTAGAACAAAGGCTGTAAACGACCTTGGCGACAGGCTTGTAGAAGCTCAGGATGTCGAGGGTTCAGTCGCTAGCTTCTGGGACGGCTTTAGAGCAACAGACGAAAAGGCTATTTCTAAGACAACTAAAACAGCTGCACTTAGAGAAATGTTCTCTCCTCTGCCAACTGGCAAGGATGGTGGGCTGACCACACAGCAGGTCAGGGAATTGTCTGGCCTTGTTAAGGGTGAGCTGACCCGTCGTGCTCCTAAAGCTACAAAGGGCAAAGGCGTCAAGGGAGAAGAGGCGGCTAGGCCAACTGAGCTAGCTGATGTAATCGACGAAGCTAGGGGCAGGCTAGAAGAAGCAGTAGGCATGCCTCTTGCCAAAATGACAGCAGCTGACGTTAGCGGCGAGCAGCTTGAAGAAGCGCTGCAGGGTCAGTTTAGGGTTGCTGGCGAGCGTCTGCGAATCCTAGCTGTCAGGGAAACCCAAAGAGTCAACAGGGACTATGCCAACCTCGAAATAGCTGGTAGGGAGGGCTACAACCCGATAACTATTGAGCCAGAGCCAGCCCTGTTCAGCAACTACCCTACGACACAGGCAGGTTCCGGTGGACGTACTGACATTGTCAGAAGACTGACAAATGCTGGTGAGGACGCTTACCCCACAGAGATTGTCGCAATACTCAAAGAAGCTGGCGTAAAAGACATCCACAGCCTTACCTATAGGGAGCTGCAGGCAAAGGCTACAGAGGCGCTAGAGACGCTGACGTTTATGTCTGCAAGGCTTTCTTCAAAGGCTGTTACAGCCAAAGCTTTTAACGCTAGGCTGGGGCAGCTAAATCTTGCAGACTACATCCAAATCCCAACCAACAAAGTTGCTGCTGACCTTAAGAGGATTGAAGACACCGCCGCGCAGCTTTACCCTGGATTTGGCCAGATGTCAAAAAAGAGAATTGACCAGCTAGCTAAGGAGCTAGACGGAGCACTAACTGCACACGTAAGCGCATACAGGGATTTGCCCGCTGAGGTCAAGAACTCTGGCCTAGAGGCCGTCGGCTCTAGTGCTGGCAAGATTCGAGGCATCCGCGATGCACTCACAAGCACAGGCCCAGAGGGTCTAGAAGTAGACAACACAGCCGAATTTATCGCTGAGGCCTACAGGGTCAGCAGGCTGAAGGGCTCTATTGATGGTGGCCGCTTTGCTGACTATGTAGACGAAGTTATCCTGCAGGGCGCAGAAATGCCCAAGATTCCTGGAGAGATTGAAACCCTGCTGCTAGACAGAGCCAGCACTTGGGACGGCGAGGGGCTTACTGTTGGTCTCTTGACCGACGTAGCCCGCAACATTAGCAAGGGTGGCGAGAAGGCCCTAGGCACAAAGAACCGCGGCTTCAACACCCTGAGCGCTGCTTTGATTGAGCAAGAACGTGACAGGGCGCTTACTGTCATTCAAGACAGAATTGACTTCAAGCTTGCCGATGACATTATTGATGACACAGCAGCCGTCTTAGTAAAAGACGATGCAGAATGGAAAGCAGTTGTAGCAGGGCTATACAAACTAGAACTTCCACTTCTTCGCAGAATGGGCGTTGTGCCAAAGGTCAGCCCAAATCTAAAGGGTAACGAGCTTACCCTCGCTAACCAGAACGCTAGAAAGCGAGTTGAGGCCCTGCTTAAGGCCCCAGCTAGCGAGCGCCGATTTAAGTACGCTTGGGCACAAGAGCTAAAGAATGCTGGCGTTCCTCTTGGTGGTGCGCTAAAGAAGTACACAGAGGGCGTATCTAGGCAAGCTCAAGTGCTTGGCAAGAAGGGCGCTACAAGGCAGAGAGCCGAAGAGTTCCTAGATGCCATTTGGCCAGCAAGGCTGACAAAGGAAGGTGCTGCAGAGGTTGCCACCCGTACTTCGCCAGAAAAGGCTCGTTCTGCCATGTTCGCAGAAGCCATCATGGCTAGGTTTACAGTCGGTAGGGACATTGAGTCTCGACTGCTAAAAGAAGCTCAGCTGCAGACCACTAGGTTTAAGACTGCCGACGGTCTTCAGAAAGAGAAGCAGGCATTTGAGGCAACCCTTAAGAAGCTTGATGCTTCGCTAGCCAAGAAGGGCTTTAAGCGTCCAAAGAAGGGCGTAGAGAACCTTGAGGTTGCCGATGTAATTGTCAGCGAAAACCCCAGAGACTTGCTGCGCAAGATTGCGACAATGCGAGTCGTTACCGACGAAGAAGTTGGCGACTGGAGGTTGCTAGTCAATGAGGTTTTAGAGCGCAAGATAGACGGTGGAAAGACTCCCTTTAAGAGGGGCTCGGCCCTTATCGAAGCATTTAAGAAAGACCCTTCTAGCGTTACTGCAGAGCAAGTTAGGGACGTGCTGGCTGACTACAAATACAAGCCAGCTGTAAAAGCTGTTTTAGCAGGCACCATTCCAAATGACAGAAATCTGCGGAACTGGGTTACCAAGACCGAAGAACTAATCACCCAGGCTGAGAAAGAGCTTCTAGAGCAGGATAATGCAATTGCTCGCGCTGGCTTCCATCCAACAGATGCAGACGAAACAATCCAAGCTCTTGCTCAGCTTACTCGGGAAGACCGCCTTGAGTTCCTTAATAACTTTAAGGCTCAGTACGAAGACCTAATTTCTATCGCACACGCTGGTGGCTATGGCTGGCTCGTAGACGAGGCTTTGGTGTCACTTGGCCCTGGCTTTAGGAACTTTTTTGTTGAGCGGCAAAACGCGGTCAAGGTTTACCATGACGACCTGTACGGAACAACCACAAAGGTTATTGAGCAGGGCGATAAGAAGTTTGGACTTAAG